AAAACAATGTCAATTGCTAAACCGTAATTATGATACGATTGACCGCCCTTTGCATTTGTAACCTTTGCGCCCGGCTTTGTACGTCCTTGCGCGTATAATCCGTCCTGTTCTGCAAATGTTCGTAAAGTGTAAGCAAAACGACAGGCTGCATAACCTGACAATGAAGAAACAATTTCGTCGTAAATTTCCAAAGCTTCGTCCCTTAATTTAGGGTGAAGTAATTTAATTCGTTCAATTGTTTTTTCGTCCTTCATTTTTAATCCTTTTTAAATATTTTTTCCGCCATTGTATATCCAAATGCCGCACCTGCCAAAGCGCCAACGGTGTAAACTAAAGCATCTGTTGGCGTATGAATTAATTTAGCACAAAGCGCAATCGTGCATAAAAACCCACAAAGGCGTTTCATACTTAAACGGTCGCTATCTTCTGTAAAAAATTGAAATATTAGAAGAAGAAGTTAAACTTTTAAAAGCTAAATAATGACAATATTTTTATCAATAGTATTTTTAGTTCACTTAATTAGTTGGGTTTTATATCAAAAGCACCAATTTAAAGAACGCGACCTTTACGCAACAGATTCACATAATGCGTACGAACACAATAAAAAGTGGCATATTTGGAAGGGTATAAACCATTTATCAGTTTATATTTTAGTTTGGTCGCTTTATGGTTTGTTTTCAATGGTATTTTTTGCAACGGCTTTTTGGTTTGGATTAGTTGCTCCTGCATAAGTTCCTGTATTGCTTACTTTAGTAAAACCTGTTGTTAAAATTCTATTTTGTGTGCCATCATTATTTTGAACAAGCTTAATAAATGAACTACCAAAAGCCATATCTAAAGTACTTCCACCTGTATAATAAGTATTTTCATAATTCCAATACATATTAAAAACACCATATCCACTTTGCCTTTCAAATGATAAAAATTTAGTTGAACCTACCGTACCAGGAACTGATATATGTAATAAAGCAGTTGGATTAATTTCCCCAATTCCAACATTACCATTATTTTTAATTCTAACACGCTCTAATGGTGTTCCTGTTGTTGTTTGTGGAACAGTTAAAAAACGAATATCTGAACCGCCAATTCCTGTTGTACTTGAACCTAATGCAACTATATCAAATACTCTTAAATTACTTGCTGCGGTATTATAATAATAATCAAATAAAAATCCTTCATAACTATTTGCTAAACCTGTATAAGATTTTATGCCTGAATTGGCTACTGCCGGCGCTCCAATATGAAAAATACTTTGAGGACTATTTATACCTATACCAATAAGTCCGTCGTAAGTTATTCTAAATCTTTCTTGCGAAGTAGTATTAAAAGTATTAATTGCAATACCACCTTGTATTGCTGAAGAATTATGCGAAAAAATTTCAAACGCAGGTACTGAAGTACTTACACCTGCGTTACCTCTTAAAACCGGAACTGAATTATCTTGCGGCCAAATATTTAATTTACCAATTGGGTTTATTACATTAATCCCAATATTACCTGAACTTCTTATAATTGTTAACGGCGTGTCAATTAAAGCACCCGCGTCAGAATATCGTCTTATAAAGAAGTTAGCACCCGAATTTGAACCTGATTCTGTACCTGAAACCTCTAAATTTATTCTATTGCTATTGTCAGAACGGAACGAAATACTTTTTGCAACAGAAACGTTTGCGTCTAAGTTAGCAATCAAAGCACTTGCGCCGCCGTCAATATGAAGTTTTGTTGTTGGGTTTGCAATACCAATACCAAATTCGCCTGTTTGTAAAACTGAAACTAATTCGCTTGTTGTAGCTTCATTATAAATTCTAAATCTATGGTCTGACTGAACGTTACCAATTGACCATTTGTTAGTACCTGCGCTTGCAAAACCAATAAACGCGTTATTTGTTGAAGTACCGTTTACACGTGTAATAATGCCTGACCCAAAAGTATCAATTGCAGTTGTTGGCGCATTTGTATTTATACCTAATCTTTTGTTACTATTATCCCAATAAAAGTTTGAATTATCTTGCGTTAAAGCACCTGAAGCACCAATAAAAGCAACTGAACCTGTTGTTAATGCAGTTGTAATTGTAAGCGTTGCAACTGAACCAACTAAACTAATTGTTCCGTCAAATCCGTTTGCGTCGCTAAATACCAATGAATTAATAATGTTAGGCGACAATTCAACATAAGAAGTTAAACCTGTGTCCCAACGATATAAAACGTTTGTATCTAAAGCAATATAAATAGTGTCAGCCGTACCAACTAAAGGAAATGAAGCAAGGTTTGGATATTCTTCAACTGTACCTGTAAATAAAGACGCCATTTGTGAAAGCGTAATTTTTTTACTTATTCCTGTTGTCGGGTCGCCAATAATTGTCAAGTCTGATAATACCGGCGCAAGTTCTGTCGCTAATTGATTAATTTTCTTTGATTCCATTAATAAGTATAATTTGAAGGTACTTCACACCTGTTGTTAATAAATGGCACGGTTAAAATTGCATCTAATTTTACACCCGCTAATAAATCCGGGTCGCTTTCTGTATAAAATGTCACAGGTAAATTTTGGTTCAATGTCCACGTCACAATTGAATAATCCTGCGGGTAACGTAATTGTGCAACAACGTCACCGGCAACCTGTGTCATATCCGATAAAACTTCTGTTTCGTTTGTTTCTTCCATTAACATTCTGTCCATAAAATAAAGACTGAACGAATAACTAATTTCCTTTGCAGCAACATTCGCACCGGTTAAAGTGAAAAACATTGCAGGATAAGTTACTTCGCCGTTACTTAAACGTTCCCATACGTCCCCAAAATAAACAAAATTAATTTGTTCGTGGGCGTTTCCTATCGTTGTCAGTTCTTTGACTATTTGGTTTAATGTCATTCTTTTTTTCTTTTGCCAAATAAACTTTAAGCTTATTTTGGTTTTTAATGTTTACTTGTTTACTCATATTTTAGCAACAACCGATATTACCCTGATAACGTTCTTCAAACGTTTTTTTGCTTTGTCCGTCCCAACCGTCGCCGCAACAACCATTGTCGCCCAACCACATTGAAACGGTATAACCTTCATTGTCAGGTTTGATTGAATCAATGCCTGAACCAAAGTTTAAATAATTTGGATATAAGGCGTTGTTTTGTTTTAAGTATTTAATAAGTCTTTGTTTGTAGAATTCAGCGCGCGCGCGGTATCTATTTGCCACGTCAATCATATCCTGCATTGAAGGGGATTCCTGATTTTCGCCTGTTTTTCTTATTAATCCTTTATTGTAAAACTGATATGATAAACCTTGCGGTAATTCAGACATAACATAATAAATCAAACAATCCACAATGTAATCGTCCAATAATGTCGTCTGTAATGCAGTAAATGCGTTTGCTTCAACTGCGTCCTGTAATTCGTTGTAAAGCGCTGAACCTAAAGCCGGCAAAATATACATATCCTGCGCGGTTTTAATTTCAGGCAAAACCAATTTTTCGTCCACGTTCGCGTGTAAGCCGGTTCTGTCCTTTATTGACTGTACTGATATAAATAACGTGTTTTTGCTCATTTTATTTTCGTGTTACTATGTTTGAAACCCATTGGTGTCTGCAACTTGGTTCGTGTTTGTCAGTTCCCGGTACGGTGTACCAACCGCCTGCCCTATCCCAAACAGAATATCCAAGTCGTGCGCTTATTTGCTCAATTTCAGAACGTGAATACATTTTATCCGCATCCAATAAAGCAACACAGAACGGACGGCTTGTTTTTTTATCTGTATTATTGAACCCTTGCTTCCATTCGTAAGAATAACGAATTAATAATTCCTTTGTTGTCGGCTGAACCTTAACCAATATTTCATTCAATGGTTGCGTAAGCGTATGTTCAACAATTATGTTTTCGTCAATTCCTTCGCCAATTGCATATTCGTTAACCTGAACGTAACCGTTTTCAATCAAAGTTTTAATTACTAAATTGATTGTGTCAACGTTTTGGTCAAGGGTTGTCGCTAATACTTCAGGCGTTATCCTTTTATCCTTTGCCATTAAATCTAATACGTTTGCCTGTAATTGGCTTACGTCTGCAAACATTTGGTATTCTGAATCGTCGTTAAATCGTGTTTTTTGCTTCCAAACATTAAACCCACCCTTTGCTTCTCCAAATTCATAAAACGCGCTGAAATCGTCTTTAAACTGTGCTGATTGCACAACCGGAACTGTGTCTTCAGGTGCTTCATATTTAGACATATCAATTCCCGCCTTTTCAAGTAACCATTCTTTAGGCGCAATTTCCTTCAATAAGTTTTCTGTGAATTCAAAACCAATTGGTTCTGTTGGTATAATGCTTAAATCCGGGTTTTGCACGCCTCTATATTTAGCCAACATATTAAACACACCTTCAAGGTGCATTTGCTTACTATTTACGTAAGTATTTTTAAATATTTCGTAACCGTCGCGCATTTCAGAACGTGACCCTAATTTACCCGCTTCAGCAATACCGAATATTGAAGGCGTTGTAATTTGGTGTCCTGAAAATATGTTAGTCTGAATTAATGTGTCAACACGTCCAAAGTCTTCTTTTGTAATATCTGAAGCACCTAAATCGTCAATAATTGGTTTACGTTGGCTATCGTTTACAAAAGCCAAAATAAACTTCTTACCGTCTGAACCGCTAAACCTACTTGAAAAACGCTTTTCAATATTACGCTTTTCTTCGTCTGAAGGTTCGCCGTTAGGTAATGTAATTAATTTAGACGCTGAAAACCCTGTTTGCGCATTTCCCAAAACGTGCTTACTAATTTCAATGTCTGATTCAATATAATTTAGCGCACCAAAGTAGCCGGGCAGGCTATAAATACCCATATTTGGGCGGTATTCCTTAACATATAGAATTTGCTTACCAACAGGGTTTGCAGGGTTAAATGCAGCATAAACAGTTTGTTTTTCGTTTCTGTCCCCCCAATTCTCTTTGTACCAAAACTGTGTATTATCTTTATTTGTACGAATCTTCGTATAATCCAAATGCCAAATTTCAGCCAATTGTTTTGTAACTGACCAAATAATTTCCAAATAATATCCGCCAAACAATTCTGCGTCCAAACTTACCTTCCTTGTAATTTCGTCCAAAGATTCCATTCTGTTAACCTTCTGAATAAAGGTTTCAGATTCAGGACTTCCCTTCCAACCGTTTGCGGTTATATAATGCACCTTGCTTTTAACAATGGCGTTATGTTTAGCCGACTTATTAAATAAGTCAACCAAATAATTTGGGTAATCGTTGCGGTCGCCGTACTGAATATAACCTTCCCCCTTCTTTTCTTTGAATTCAGGTTGACGTGCTTCTGCAAATGTTAATACTCGTAAATCCATTATTGTCTGATTGTGTAAGTGTCTGTTGTTTGATATTCCGTAAATTCAAAAGGCGTTCCAACCAATTCCATTATCCCTGATTCAACCATATTTAAGCCGGTCGGGTTGGTATTGCTTGTACTTGTTTGCTCGTAAATTTCATAATCATATTGACCGTTTAACGCAGTTCCAAAGTACGTGTTCGTCACAATGCTAAATTCATTGTAACGGTCTTTGTATTGGCTTATATCCGTAGCATTTAACTTAACAAACTTTACTTCTGTGTTCGCGCTTCTATTCGTGAAAACAAATAAGTAATTTGGGTTCGTTAATAACTGTTTTTCAGTTAGTGTTAAAATTATGCTTTGGGTTGCACCCTTTGTTAACCTAATCATATACGTATATATAGCAGGAAATGCAATTTGTTGCATAT